AAGCTGGGAGGCGTTAAGCTCCCCGACGTACCGCCAAGTATGCAAATAAACGTAGGTAAGAAAAAAGTTTTATTCGGTCCCGAGCACCCTTATTTTAAAGTGGAGGACCAATTTAAGGAGCTGAAGGATAATAATTTTAATTTACCCTTTCCAAAAGGAGCGGAAAAACCTAACTAAATGGCAACCTACAGCGGAAAAGACCCACTAAGCAGAGCAATAAAGGACGACGCCAGGGCCGTGGTTAAGCTTTTTAGGGGCTTTATGGTTAAAGTGGGTAATATTGCTATAAATGAGGCTAAGGACAATTTTAGGCGACAGGGTTTTATGGATAGAAGCGTAAAACGTTGGGAGCCTAGAAAAAAGCCCGACCCTGGCCGCGCCATACTTGTTAAAAGCAGCATGCTTAAAAAAAGTATTAGGCGAATAAGTGTAAGCAGTAAGAGGGTAACAGTAGGGAGCAAAGGTAAGGCGGCGGTTTACGCGGGAGTCCACAACTACGGGTTAAAAGCTGGACGAGGAAAGGGCTTTATTATGCCTAAGCGCCAATTTTTAGGACCAAGCCACACCACCGACAAAAGAATAGTTATATTATTAAAGAAAACAATAAAAAAAGGCTTTAAGTAATGTATAGATTTTTAATTGAAGATATTATAACAAAAGTCGGGGCCGAGCTCCCCGAGTTTAAAACCGTGGCTTTATTTAATGACGACTTTAACAAAGCCGAGATAGGTTTAAAAGACCTAGTAAAATTCCCAGCTTTATATATAAGTTTTCCCGAGGGCGTGGACTACTCAGACAATGGGGCGGGAGTTCAAAAAACTAACGAGCTAAAAATTAGGTTTTACATAGCCAAAAGCATAACGAAGGGGAGGGCTTCCAATAGCACCACGGTTTTAGATTTATTGGACCTAAAACAAAAAGTTTATAAAGCTTTCCAAGGGTATAAGTCAAACGGTTTTAATACATTTAAAAGAAGGTTTGAAGAAATGGACGAGGACAGGACTAACTATTATGTATTTATGCAAGACTACACGACCGACCTAATAGACGACACTAAATATATCGACGGAGGGGCAACCACCCACCAAATAACGGCCTTAGATATTACCCAAGACGTAGTTATAAACTCGGCAACTAAACAAGGAATAAGAACCGCTAAAAATGTTAACGACAATGGCTAGAAGTATAACGACAATACAAAACGAAATAATAGCGGCAAAAAACGCCGACGCAAATTTAAACAGCCTTAACAGCCCCAGCGCTGTAGCTATTTGGCGGCTGTGGTCCCGAATTATTGCGGGAGCTATAGAAACGCAGGAGCAACTTTGGGACGTTTTTAAAGCTGAGCTTGAGCAAATAGCACGGGAGGCAGTCCCAGGGACAGCGAATTGGCTACAAAAAAGGGTTTTAGAATTTCAATATAGCGCCACGAACCCCCAAGTGATTAGCGTAATAGACGGAAAAGCCACCTATTCGACTATTGACGCCTCCTTACGCATTGTAACACGCGCGGCAGTAGTGGAGCAAGTTAACAACAGAGTTTTAGTAAAAGTGGCTAAGGACGACGGCAGCGGAGGCCTCACGCCTTTGGCAGCTCAAGAAGTAAGCGCCTTAGTAAGCTATTTAGACGCTATAGGCTTTGTGGGAATAGCAATAGACACCTCTAGTCTATTCGCCGACCGCCTAAAGTTCCAAGGGACTATTTTTTATAATGGTCAATATGTAGAGGCAACGGTAAAAGCGGCGGTTATAACGGCTATAAAGGCTTATTTATCGAGTATTTCAATAACAGAGTTTGACGGCACAATAGTAAGAGAGGAACTAATTAACGCCATACAGGCAGTAACAGGGGTTACAGGAGTGGACACCCTTAACGTAGTGTTAACCGCTCGGCCTAGCTCCACACCTTTAACGGGGGCGGTTGTAACAGTTCAAAGAACGTATATAACAGCGGCGGGCTATATAATTCAAGAGGACACAGCGGGAAGCACATTTAACGATACTATAACCATGACACTAGAAAGTTAAAACTATGAGTATTTATAATTTAGATTATTCAATATTTGCTAATGAGTTTCTACCTCCCGACAAGCGGGGCACAGTTCAGAACGCTTGGCAAAAAGCACTATTAACACCCGAACAAACGTTACATAATGACGTATTTTTAACCTATAGGCCCGAGGTAATAGCACGGAGCAAGCACAACGGCCAAAAGGTAATAATGGAAGCGGTTTTAAATGAGACTTTTAACATTGTTTCGTTACCGTTTATTTATATCGACAACACGGGGGACGACGTAAACCCAATTACTTTTTTTAATAATACTGAGGGATACCCTGCGGTAACTTTTTACAATAGCAACGAAAGCCAGCCAGGAGTTTTTCTATTTAACACCACAGAGGCCAACACAAATAACGAGTTTAAAGTTTACGTACCAGCGGCAACTTATAACGCCCAAGGAGTGGCAAAAATAGCGGCAGAGGTGGACAGACTTAGACCATATTCAACAAACTATATAATAATATCTTACTAAAATGGCAAATTATAAAACAAAACAAAAGGATCTTAAAAATATAAGCGGTAAAACCGACACGGGAGGAGCTCCGCTATTTGCTAACGACTTTGTAAGGCTACAGCAAAACAGCAAGGCCGACGCTATAAACTTTCAAGAAGGCTTAAGGCGTAGGCTTGGTAATATGTCGTATTATAGAGGGCCTGTATTGAGCGCCGAGGCTATGCACTCCTTTGGTGTTATTTTAGCGGGTTGTACGTATAACAACAGCACGAGCGGGAGCGTAACATTAAGCGAGGGGTATATTTTAAGCGAGGGCGAAATTTGTTATTTTCCTGGGGCTACTTACTCGGTAAGCTCCGCCATTTTAGCCGTGTTTTATTTACGTAAAGGGACGTTATTAACGGAGTCCCGAGTTTTTGCGGACGGCGTAAACAAAGAGTTTTTAGTAGAGTATCAAGTTAGCGTTTTCCAGACTCAGTGGTCGGGAAATAGCCCAAGCCCCGAGCCATTAACTACGGCAGACTTAACAAAGGAGTATGTAGTAATAACAGCGGGAGCGGCACAAAACAGTATTAACGCAAATTTTGCAGAAAAACACTGTACTATAGATGCAGCCTTAGCCGTTACAAAAATAGGGGAAGAAAATAATTATTTAGCTTTTCAAGACGCCACACTAGCCACGGGCTGGGCTTTGGCCGCTACAAATATAGGCTTGCGAGAATTGGGCGGAAAGGTTAACCACGACGGAAGTTTTTTTATTAGTGGCTCAGTAACTAGAACCTTTTCGGGTGGAAATACGCCCGTGGATGTTTGTACCCTATCCAATCACAATAACGACACAAATCACGTTTTTTTCTTCCCAGTTACAGGAAGATCCCAAGACGCAAAAGTTTACAATTTTGTGTGTTCTATTGACGGCAACGGCTTAGTAAAAGTCTTTACTATAGACGCCGCTAACTGGCCGACAGCTTTAACAGTTACACTATATTTTAACAATACTTTATGCTTAAGCGTAAATAACTGTTATAATAAAAGCTTTGCTTATAATAACAAATTTTTGGATGTTACCCCTTAACATTAGGGTTGTTTTCAAAATAAAAATCTATTATATCTCTTAAAAGGGCCGCGTTAGAAACGTCCCTTTTTTTCTTTTCCCTATCGAATAGCATGCGGCGCCGCCCGTGGAGCCATACTTTTATCTCTTTTTTAACACTCATTTTTATTGGTTTATTATGGACCAACTAAATACAGTTAAGCCCCCTTATTTGCACTAATTTAACTATTATTACTTTTATGTTTCACGACTTTACTTATATTAATAATTTTACACCTGGCCAAACGGCTGCGAAAATGAGCGTAAGGCGCCCAATTAACGCCGACCCTGTAAAAGGAATTAATGGGGACCAGTTCGCTAAGGAAATGGAATTTCTAGCGGCTAACGGAGTCCAAGAAGTGGTTATTGACATTAACAGTAAGGGGGGAAACATAAAGGAGGGGTTTAGTATTTACCAAAGTATTAAGGACTACCCAGGAAAGACCACAACCCGAGTAATAGGAATAGCGGCAAGCATGGCGGGAATGATAAGCCAAGCGGGAGACGAAAGAGTAATTTTAGATTATGGACTATTTCACACGCACGGACCACAAGCACCAGCGGGACAAAAAGCGGACGCCGCTTTAATTGGTATAATGAGGGGCAGCCTAAAAACAATATTAAAAAGTAAGGCATATATAACAGACGAGGAGGCCGAAAAGCTTTTAAACAGCGAAAACCTTTTCACGGCTGTAGAGGCTTTAAACCTTGGTTTTTTTGACCGTATCGAGTCCACACAAACAAGTATTAAATTAGACCTTTCGAACTCTTTAGACGAGCTTTACGAAATGGCTAACAATTTCATAAACATAAAAACTAACAAAATGGAGAAAGTAGTTTCTTTTTTAGGGCTGGAAAACTCAGCTAACGAGGAGGCCGTTTTAAAGTCCCTTGAGGAGCTTAAAAACAACGCCGAAAAGGTTTTAACGTTGGAAAACGAAGTAACAGAAAAAACCGACAAATTAAAGGAGTTAACCGAGTCTTTGGAGGCGAAAGCTTTAGAGGTTACAGAGTTAAAAACGGCGGCGGCTGAGGCGTTAATTAACGAGGCAGTAAAAAGCGGGAAGCTTAACAACGACTTAACAGCTAAGTGGTTGGAAATGGCTAAAAACGACCTTAACAGCACAAAAGAACTTTTGAGCGGTTTAGGAACTAGCCCAAAGGCTGAGGCAATCGAAAACGAGTTTAAAGCTGAGGAGTCGGAAAACCGCAAAGAGTGGGATTTTCAACAGTGGAGCCAGGACGCGCCTAAAGACTTAGAAAAAATGAAAAACGAAAGCCCCGAAAAATTCGAGGACCTTTTAAACGATTATATAAAATAAATAAAACAACTATTAAATACTTTTTAAAATGGCTGAACAAATCACAAAGCTTTTTAGCAAAGAAATCCAGGAAAATTTATTTCCTGTTAACGAATTTTACAAGCAATCAAAACTAGATGCTAACGTCTCTTCACAGTTTGGAGTGGTACAAGTGCCACAGGCTGGGGCTTCCCCAACAGTAGTAAAGAACCCAACTTCTTTTCCTTTGTCTGTTTCTCAAAGAACTGACGACGTATTAGAGTACAACGTTGACGCGTTCGCAACAAACCCAATTCATATTGAGGACGTTAACGAGGCAGTAACTAACTACAATAAAAGACAGGACATTATTAAAGACCATGTAAAGGCTTTAAATACTAGAATAGCCGACGAAATGGCGTCTATTTGGGCGGTTACAGCGGCTTCAAATAAGATTTTCACAACAGGGGCAAACGTACCAGCGGCGGCACCGTCGGCAACAGGAAACAGAAAGGGACTTGTTAGAGCGGATTTAGCTAAATTGGCTGTGATGTTTGACAAAGACGACTGTTTAGCAGACGAAAGAAATATATTAATTTCAGCTAGTCAATACGAGGAGCTTTTAAACATTGAGTCATTTATTAACTTTGACTATGTAAACAGAAAGCCAGTAGTAGACGGACAAATAGGGGAAATTTTCGGAATGAAAGTTTTCAAAAGGTCTCGAAATACTATTTTTAATAACTCAAACGTAAAAAAGGCAGTCGGAGCGGCGGGAGCGGCAACGGATAAGCTTAGTATTTTGGGTTGGTCGGACTCTTACGTAAGAAGAGCGGAAGGGTCAATTAAGTTATTTTCTGACATTGACAGCCCTATGTATTTAGGTTCTATTTTCA